GCATGTTGTGGGTGGATATGGTGTATAGTGGAAGAGGATGGATTTGAAAAAGAAATTGTAGCTCAAGTGGTGGGGCACAGAAGCCTCAAGGTTACAGGGGGGTTGAGGGTTGAATTAGATATACCAGACGCGCTACCAGAAGATATATGTTATATGACACTACTTTCAGTGGGAAAGGAATTTGTAAAACTTAGGATATCAAGTTATGAAAAACCAGAAAGAAAAAGGGGAAAAAGAGAGTATAAAACTTAGTGTAAAGCAAGAGCTTTTTATAAAGGAATATTTAGTTGATTTTAATGCAACTCAAGCAGCGATAAGGGCGGGATATAGCGAGAAAACGTCTTATTCTATAGGGTTTGAGAACTTGAAAAAACCTGAAATACAGGTCGCTATAGCTCAAGCAATTAAAGAAAGAACTAAGTCTGTTGATTTAAGCGTTGAGTGGGTACTTGAAGGGTTTAAAGAGATAAGAGAGCGTTGTATGCAAGTTAAACCTGTTATGGTCAAGGTCAACGGTGAGTGGGTGGAGTCAGGGGAGTTTAAGTTTGATTCAGCAGGTGCAAACAAGGCTAATGAAAACATAGGTAGATATTTTAAGATGTTTACAGACAACATGAAGATGTCGGGAGAGTTAGATTTAAAAGGTATATCTGTAAACTTTGTTACGCCAGAGGATGAAGGCCGTATTAAATGAAAGCACAGGCTGATTTTCCCAAAATACTAGCACCCCTTTTTACACCTATGCGTTATAAGATAATGTATGGTGGTAGAGGTGGTTCAAAATCATGGGGTGTTGCAAGAGCATTGCTCATCATGGGTGCAGAGCGTCCCCTACGTATTTTATGTGGTAGGGAGATGCAGAAGTCAATTAAAGATTCAGTTCACAGGTTGCTTAAAGACCAAATCAGCTTACTCGGATTAGATTCACATTACGAAGTGTACAAAGATAGTATTAAGGGTCGCCTTGGTACAGAGTTCTTTTTTGAAGGTTTACGCCACAACTCAGCACAGATTAAATCGTATGAGGGTATAGATATTGTATGGATTGAAGAAGCCGCGACAGTATCTAAGAGTTCATGGGCATACCTTGTACCCACTATACGAAAGGAGGGTTCAGAGATATGGGTGACGTTTAACCCTGAGTTAGAAGAGGATGAGACATTCCAACGATTTGTTGTTCACGCTCCCTCTAACGCATGGGTACAGAAAGTAGGGTATCAGGACAACCCGTGGTTTACTTCGGTGCTCAGGGATGAGATGGAGGCTCTTAAAGAGCGTGATTATAACGAATACCTGAATGTTTGGGAGGGGAATTGTAGGCAGACGGTTGAAGGTGCTATTTATGCTGATGAAATGCAAGATGCTATGACAGAGGGTAGGATAACTTCTGTGCCTTACAACCCATCATTACCAGTGAACACCTTTTGGGATTTAGGTTACGGCGACCAGACAGCGATATGGTTTATACAGAAACTAGGGTTTGAGTACCATGTTGTTGATTATTATCAAGAGGCACGTAAGAAACTACAGCATTATATAAAGGTGATGCAAGGCAAGCCATACACATACGGTACTGATTATTTACCTCATGACGGTAAGAATAATTACTTGATAGGTAAGAGTGTTGAGGAAACTATGTTGAGTTTGGGGCGAACAGTTGAGGTTGTGCCACGAGCAAGTCAGAAGGTGGACGCTTTGAACGCTGTTAGAACTGCGTTCCCTATGTGCTACTTCGACAAAGATAAGTGTTCAGATGGTTTACAGGCTCTCAGGCGTTATAAGTATGTAGTGGATGCTGATACAGGGAGAGTGGGGAAGTTACCCCTTCATGATATTAATTCTAATGGTGCTGATGCTTTTGCTACCTTTGCAACTGCCCCTAATATTATGTGGAATAATTATGTTGAGTCAAAGGGGTTTGGTACGGCAGGTAAGGTCAGCATTGACTACAATCCGCATGAAGGGGTTCAATGATACGTCCTGCTACAAAGAGTGATGTTCCACGTCTTGTAGAGATAGGGCAAGAGTTTTTTAATATGACAGAGTTGGATAACGTGACAACGTATAATCTTGAGTCTGTCACAAATTTGCTTAGTAACTCAATTGATGATGAGAGTTCAACGGTACTTGTTGTTGAGCTGGACGGGGAGATTGTAGGTGCAACAGGGGCGACAATATATCCTTTTTATTTTAATACTGATAACAGGGTAGCTCAAGAATTTTTTTGGTATATAGCTGAGACACATAGAGGTGGTTTGATAGGGGTGAAGTTGTTTAAAGCTCTTGAGATGTGGGCGTTAGAGAATGGAGCGCAGACTATGGATATGACAGCATTAGGAGTCAACCAGAGGTCTGTTGGTCAGTTTTACGAGAAGCAAGGGTATTACAGACAAGAAACACATTATATGCGGAGGTTGTGACATGGCAGGAGCTACAACGATAACATTGGGCGCACTTGCATTAGGTGCGGCTGCGTTTGGTGTTCCTCAGACGATAGAAGCACGTAAGGCTCGTATAGCGGCACGTAGAGCTTCGGAAGACGTTATTGAAGAAGGTCGTAGGGTGAGGGCGGAAGAAGCAGGAAGACGCAAGAAGGCTACTCGTCTTGCTACTCAACGTAAATTAAAGAGACGTGGTGCTAGAGGTATAACAGGTGGAGGTGCAAGGCCTACCATCTTGACTGCGGGTGCTGATTTAGGTGTGGCTACAGAAGGCAAAACACTGTTGGGGGAATAGTATGGCGGAAATACAAGTACAAAGGAGGGCTAAGTTATGGAGTGGTTCCCGAAAAAGGTTTTCATTCAGATAGTTAAAGACAGTTATAAACGTCAGTACGGTATAGACCGTAACGGTGTTTACTGGCGACTCGACAAACTTGATGCTAAGGGTATTGGATATGAGGTATCTAAGTAGTGGCCTGTAGTGCGTACAACGTATGTGAGAGGTGTGGTGTTGGATGTGTTCCAATAGTATCTACTCCATATTTTTTTGAGAATGTTCTTATTTGTTCGGATTGCTGGATTGATGTAGAGGATAATAAAGAGTATTTTAATGAGATATCTATAGCGTATTGGCAGGAAATAACAAGATGGCAGAAGAGAAATAAATGACAATAACACCAACAATGACAACTAAGAAGGAATCCAGACGTAAGCAACTAGAAGTTCTCCGTGCTGCACTTGAGAAAGAGCAGACTCGTTTCAGGGTTCATTGGAGAGAGCTTGTTGACCATGTACGCCCACGCAGGGCGCAATGGTCAACTTCTGAGACAAATCAGAAAGAACTTCGTAATCTTTATATTGTAAATAACACAGCAACATTAGCATCCCGTACTATGGCAAGTGGTATGATGGGTGGTATAACATCTCCTGCACGTCCGTGGTTTAGGCTTGGGCTTCCTGATTCGGAACTTGCTGAGCAAGAGTCAGTTAAGGCGTGGCTTCACCTTGTAGCACAGCGTATGACTAATGTGTTTTTAAGGTCTAATCTTTATAATGCCTTGCCAATTCTTTATGGTGATTTGGGTGATGTTGCAACAGGCGCGATGTTAATTGAAGAAGATTTTGGTAAGGTGGTGAGGTTTTACACTCTGCCAATTGGAACTTACTATCTTGCTTTGAATGACAAGCTCGAAGTGGATGTGTTTCATAGAGAGTTCAGTCTTACAGTGAGGCAGCTTGTAGAGCGTTTTGGTGAGCATGATGAAAATGGCAACCCTAAGATGTCTAAGTTTTCTCAGTCAGTGCAGGCTAATTATCAAAAAGACCAACTTGATGAGTGGGTTGATGTCTACCACACAATACAGCGTAATAAAGATTACAATCCAAAGAGTTTAACATCAAAGTTGTACCAGAGTATGTATTATGAAAAGGGTACGACAGGCAGTGATGTGTTTGACCAAGGTAAGTTTCTTAGGGACAAGGGTTATGATTACTTTCCTGTGCTTTGCCCTCGTTGGGGGACAACAGGTGAGGATGTTTATGGGACTAATAGTCCCGGTATGGTTGCTTTAGGCGACATTAAAGCATTACAGGTGTTAGAAAAGCGTAAGGCTCAAGCTGTGGATAAGATGGTAAATCCCCCGTTGAAGGGGCCAGTGGTTCTTAAAAATTCAAAGGTATCACTTCTCCCCGGAGATATCAGTTATATTGATACACGTAGTGGTATGGAGGGGCTTACACCAATACACGAGGTCAGGTTTGATATAGCTGCGGTGAGTGCAGAGATTGACAAACATGAATTTAGGATAAGGCGTGCTTACTTTGAGGATTTGTTTTTGATGCTTGCTAACACTGATAGGCGACAGATAACGGCTACGGAGATAGTGGAGAGGCAGGAAGAGAAGTTATTAGCACTCGGCCCGGTGTTGGAGCAGCTTAATCAAGACTTACTTGACCCTTTGATTGACATTACATTTGATATTATGGTGAAACAGGGGTACATTCCACCACCACCTGAAGAGTTACAGGGGATGCAGCTTAAAGTAGAGTATATCTCTATTATGCACCAAGCACAGAAGCTAGCGGGATTGTCTGGAATAGAGAGGCTTGCTCAATTTATAGGTGAGCTATCAGAATATAAGCCGGAGGTTGCGGATAAGTTAAATGCTGACCAAATGGTTGATGATTATGCGGATATTGTAGGTTCTAATCCGGGCTTGATATATTCTGATGAAGTTGTGGCAGAGATGAGAGAGGCTAGGGCTGAGGCTGAGGCTGCTATGGCACAAGCAGAGCAGTTAAAGAACATGGGTGGCGCAGCTAAGGATTTGGCGGGCGCGGACATGGAGGGGAATAATGCTTTAACTCAGTTAATGGCAGCTAGTCAGGCGGGGGCGTTGCAGTGATGAATAAAGAATGGAACCCAGACA